ATACTCTAATTTTATTGGTTAAATTTTAGACTATACCGATTGGTGTAACGGTAGCACAGGGGACTTTGACTCCCCTAGTCATGGTTCAAATCCATGATCGGTAGCCAATCAAAGGCTTTAGAAAAGGACGCATTTTCAATAATCCGTCCTTCTGAAAAGGATAGATACCCTGCTACCATTCAAGAGTGGTGGAAATGGTTTACTCCCAAATTGTAGTAGGATGTCCAATCTACTTTTTTTGAAGGAAATAGTGGGTAGTTTTTCTTTCAGGAATGTAGCAGTTCATAGACATATTTGCGTTCACGGTAGCGCGAACACTACACTCGTCTTGTTTATCGTGCAGTCTGGAAGTGTAGCATGATTTGATTAGCGGATGCTGGGATAATCACCCATGAGGGGAATCCAACTACTAATTGTAAACATTTTAGTAGTTCTTTATAAATAAGAACCCCCCTGGTGCGCTTGCTCACAGGCAGAGGCGTGAGGGGTATAATTATAAAATTGGAGTCCCGCTGGGCGAACCATGTGGAATCGAGTTTCCCCGATACGGGACTGTTGAGGACGGCCCGCTATTGTGCGACCTATCGCCTATCCTTTGGCTATACGGCTATTCCCCGATCCGTAAAGGGCTGGAATCGTTCGCTTCCGATTCTGTAAGGACTCATCTCTGGCGGTAGTTTCCTACCCTATGGGAGCGACCCACCATCGGATATTTCCAATGCAACCAGCAATGATTCCGATTGAACTATTAGGAATTCCCTAAAAATTTGCAAGCCCCTTCTCAATACCAAAAGTAGCATTTTTCCACATCTTCACCTGTCCCGTATTAAAGTGCTTCACGCTCCCATCAGCACACATACACACCGTCCACACATCATTGTCAAATACCCCACTACTCTCCACATAAATAGCATACCCATCTCCAACAGGAGTCAGCACAGGCATTGGATTACGGAATTCGTGGATCATAAAATCTACTCCAATCCCCGAATCATATCCCTATCCCAATCAGATAGCCTAGGATCATTTATATGCTCCTTCAAAATCTTACTCAACCTCTTCCTCTCCATCTTCGCCCCACCATAGCCTCCCGGCTCTTTACTAGCCGTTTCACCAAGCTCCGTAGCAAGACTCCTCAACAACATGATGCTAGGCTTTGTAAACTCTTCTGGAGGGTATCTCAAACTCATTACACACTACTTTGCACATTCAGCAATCTATTGTCAATCTACTACACATCTACAAAGTTCTAAAATAAGGAGAAGTTTCCAGATACTGATTTTTTTTGGGTGGCCTATGTCGCACAAGCTAGCCCCGTATAATGGTGTATGTACCCCTCCCAACCACCCGTAAGGAATTCTTATGGGAGAGCCTACCATGAGAGGTTAGTTGCCTAGCTTAAACGGGAAACTAACTAGGGATTATCTCTGATTCTATAGTGTTGGAGGGGCTTCCTAACTGTTGCTGATTCGTTAGGTTTATACCCTTGGAAAGACCCACTATAAACTGGAAGTAATTAGTTGTCCCGGTGTCGTGCTTGTCAGAGAAGTTATCCCCTGCCATCTTGTTATCAATATTAATAGCTTCCAACTTGCTAACTACCTTCAACTTCCTAGTTGTCCCTTGCTCTCCTTGAGTCTCTACTAACTCCTGTATCAGGTCAGCATCGGGATTGCTAATGTCGCACCTAACTGCCCTAGCTAAAAAGTTACGCTTTTCGGCAAGAGTTAGTGCATTAGCTAGAAAGCTACTTTCCTTTAGAGTAGCAATATAGGAAGCTACTCTGTTATCTGCTTCTAACTTACAAGCGGCTGAACCAGCCTGTTCAGAGTTAGCGGCTTTATACCCTGCTAACAGATATGATCTAGCTTTGTTTTCACCCTTTGCTCTGTGAGTACAATAGGCTAGTTGTTTAGTTGTGAGGCTAGGAAGTGAAGTTGTTTTTTGCGTAGTCATTAGGGGTCTTTTTACCTAGCGAAATTATCTCTGTCAATCTCCGTTGCTGGAACCTCGCTTCGCTCGCACGTTCGCTTCGCTCACTAGGTGTGAATTGTTAAGGTGTGTGAAATGTTTTGATCTGTTAAGAATCAGCACTTCCTCCGTGTTGTTGTGTTGTCTCCTCTCTGGTGTTCCTCGCCCGGTGGCTCGGAGTTTAAAAAGACCCCTTTTGAGTGTCAAGTCTTTTCTCTGTAATGGTCATTTGAGCTAGTGTTTATGGGCTTACAGGGCTGGATGCTGATAGAATGGGCTTGTGCGGGTTGCTTTGATGCTTTTAGATTGTGCAAGGGCTTGTTATAGTGTTGTTGTTTTGTGTATTACAAATGGGCTTTTGCGCTTGTGTTCATGCCCTATAAAAATAGTTAAAAGTTTTTTGTAGACAAGTTGCATGGGTTGATATAGCTTTAATGAATCGACGGAGAACTGGTGACGATCTCACCCGATGGTTTTCCCGATAGTCAGGACTCGATTCTGGCTTTGTTCTTTGACATTCTGACCTTGCTGGTTGACTGGTTCATTCCCGAACTGGTTCCTGACCTTACCCTACCGACAAATGCTGGTGACGATCTCACCATGTGGCATTAGGTAGCAAGTGACAATGGAACCCCCTCTAGGGTGAGCATTGGTTGTAAATCCGTTGCAAGAGACGCTATAAACTCATAAAAGCTGTTTTGATAAATTGCCCTTTTCTAGTTCGCTAGGAGAGGGCAATAATCAGCACAGAAAGTGGTGAGCGTTCCCTACGCTTTAGGGTATCAAAATAAGGAGAAAATATGAGCAAAGAAAAAGTTGACGTATATCAAATTGTAACTGACAGAATCATCGACTTGTTAGAAGATGGTGTTGTTCCTTGGCACAAGCCATGGGCGGGAGGTAGTAATCAACTACCCATGAACCTTGTGAGTAAAAAGGCTTACAGGGGACTAAATGTATGGTTACTCTCATGCTCTGGTTATGCTTCCCCTTATTGGGTAAGTTACAAACAGGCAACAGAGTTAGGTGGACAAGTTAGGAAGGGTGAGAAATCAACCCTTGTGGTCTACTGGAAGATGTTTGAAACAATCGACAAAGACACAAAGGAGAAAAAGGTTATCCCGATGCTCCGTTACTATAATGTATTTAATGTTAGCCAATGTGACGGAATTAATGTCCCAGATACGGAGACGCAACCAACGATAGATTTCAATCCTATCGAAGAAGCGGAGAAAATCGTAGCTAATATGACGAAGGTTCCACGCATCACTCATATTGAGCAACAGGCTTATTATAACAGGTCAAGTGACCATGTTAATATGCCACAGAAAGAAACCTTCAAAGGTGAGGCTGAATACTACTCGACCCTGTTTCATGAGTTGACGCACTCAACTGGCCATGAATCCCGGTTAGGGAGGTTTCAGAATCAAGTTAGTAAATTCGGTGATAGCAACTACGCAAAAGAGGAATTGATTGCCGAGATGGGAGCTAGTTATCTGTGCGCGATGGCTGGCATTGTTGATCGCACAATCGACAATAGTGCCGCTTATATTGCCAACTGGTTGACCAAGCTACGCAACGACAAAAAGCTAGTAGTTAGTGCGGCGGGAAAAGCCCATGCCGCTTGTGATTATATCCTTGGAGTTAGTGCCTAGATACATAGCCCTCTCTGAAAGGGGAGGGCTAGAATCTGTGCAATGACGCATAGAAACAAACAGCAAACAAAGGAGTAAATATGAACCACAGTATCAAAAAATCAGATATACCTAAACTTTCCCAATGCCTCCCCGTTGAGGGAGTGTGGACAAGTTCACGGGCACACGATCAAATCGCGCAAGATATTGCCGACGAAATTCAGCAGTTTACCGATTTTTCGGTGACTGTAAAACTGTTCCGTGACAACGGCGAACACCTCCAAGGAGATGAACGCACGGGCACAATGGTCGTGATCAGAGATTAATCATGAATCTAATCATCAATGTTATTGGTATCCTATCAGTAGAGGCTTTAGTATCCTTTATCTTTTGGGCATTGTTAAGTTAGTCTCGACCCCCTGCTTCTGTAGCAATACAGGAGCAGTAGCCGAGGCAATTACGCCGAGGACAACACAACAACGAAAGGAAACCATGAAAACGCTACACATCACGCCAGAAATTTATTTCTGCAACAACACCACAGATGCTACGAAAACGCTTTTTGAACCGATCAACGGGCGCACCGCATCAGGAACATTCAAGAAACTAAAGAATCAAATCCGATTATTTGACCTATCAGGAAAGCTATTTGCTTCCCTTGTCAAAAATAAACACGGGGAAATTATGCTAGTATCCGCAATCCAAACGGAAAAGGGAGTTTTGTATTCTTTCGGACTAACCACGCCCGACGAAAGAACGCTAGGACTTTCGGGCCTTTCCTATTTTCAAACAACGGAAGTTGTCGAAAAGCTATGGGAAACCGCCGTTGCTTTGTAGTTAAAACAGAACAATCAATAAAACTTGTTTATCAAAAATCCTTTAATTTTAACGACAACGCAAAAACGGAAAAAGAATAAAAAGAATAAACTAAAGAATAAAAAATAATATGACCACGCAAACCACGCCAGAAACCATAACAAACCCGAACGGATGCAACGAAAACCATTGTTTCTGTGACCGACTCGACGAGTACGGAGACATTAATTGTGTCCTAGACAACCCACCCAAAGATATGTCCATTGAGGGCATTCTGAAGCGTTTAACGGATGCTTTAGACGAGCAAGCCAGACAGATTGAGGCAATCAAATCCACACTAGATCGCAAATGAAAACCGAAACCAGAGAATTAGTCACCACATTGGAACCGCTATTTTATAGTCTCCTCCGAGGGGCCGAACACCACAATCTAGACGAAGTGTGTATCAGTACAGCTAGGGCAAGAGAGATCCACACGGATCTTTTAATACTAAAAAAGAAACTGAAAGAAACCACGCCACAAACAACCCCAATGACCATAGATCGGCATTTAGATTCGATCTTCAACCTATGAATAACGATACCTTAAAAAAATATGATGAATTGCAGTACCAAATCTCCTTACTCAAACTTGAATTAGAAATACTTAATTCAAGATTGGATCGTTACGAACAACTCTTAAATAAACCACAATGATACTTGATTATACTTGCCGAGATTGCGAATGCGAACACGAATTTGAAATTCGTTACTATGCTTCCCAACCGCACCGGGGGATGCATGGCACATTTGAGGATGCCATACAGGGGCATGGAGCCTACACCGAGCCAGAAGAGTGTCCCAAATGCGGGAGAGATGTGGATACGGATGCCGTCGAGGAAAGATTCCTATGAGACTTCAGACACTTAAACAATACTCCTCCCCGAAAGGGGAGGGGTATAAACCCTGTATCTACTGGTTTGCTTTCCTTAAAAAAATGGAACGCAATCGTCGCTTTTTTCATTGCCCTCGATACCAGAAAACAATATACCCCCCTCTGAAAAAGAAGTTGACAGAAGCAACAAACTCTTAAAAGATCATCACTCAATTATGAATCCAGAAACAACCACACCAACCGAACCACTACAACTTAAAAGCAACAGTTACCTTGGCATCTACATTCCGACCGAGATCAAGTTGCGTCTTACTATCGCCGCAAAACAGGCAGATGTCTCTCTCTCAAAATATGCTGTTCGCCTGTTCAAGAGTCACCTAGAATCCCTCCCTCAATGAGTCCACGCTTTGTTGCCGCTTTTATACTCGCACTCACTCTAATCACCCTCGCAATTTGTACCCTATGAAAGATGGACTATACGCAAATATCGCTCGAAAGAGAGCCAGAATCAAAGCTGGTTCTGGTGAACACATGAGGAAGGTTGGTAGCAAGGGCGCACCAACAGCAAAGGCTTTTAGAGAAAGCAAGAAAACCGCTAAAAAGAAATAATACTATGGCATCAGAAAAATGGCAGACAAAAGCAGGACAGAACCCCAAGGGTGGACTCAATGCCGCTGGTAGGGCATCCTATAATAAGGCTCATGGAGGGCATCTAAAACCCCCTGCACCATCACCCAAGACCAAGGTAGATGCAGGACGAAAGGCTTCATTTTGCGCTAGGATGAAAGGACTCAAGAGCAAGCTGACAAGCGAGAAAACAAAGCGTGATCCCAACAGCAGGGTAAACAAAAGTTTAAGAGCTTGGAAATGTCACTAATGAGAACATATCTAAACGATCTTCTTGTATCAAAGTTGCTACAAGAGAAACCACAACAAACCAACACAATGACACTAGCCGAACTAAACAATATCGCACAGGAGATCGCCAATAAACTTGGTCACATCTCACAAGAACTTCTTCTTGAGGTTCATGCCCTCATCCACAAGGACGAGGCTCCGACACCAGTAGCACCGACTCCTCACGCTTCCGAGTAATGTTGGACGCTATCAAGGAACTGATTCGTAAAAAGCTGAATCATACGACCATCGAAACAAAAGAAATACCTCCTGCTAAAAAGCAGAAGATCCGTAAGGAAACAACCAAACCAGAAACCAAGGGCCGAAAACCCAAAACCAAAACCAAACGCAAATGAAGAAGATGATGACCAAGGGCAAAATGCCCAAGATGGAGAAGGCCAAACCCGCCGCAAAAGCAACCAAGATGAAGTCCGCTAGTTCAATGATGAACAAGGGCGCAAAGAAGAAATAAGGAGTTAAAAAGGATCGGGCGGGAGCCATGAACAACTCCCGCCCGAATATGCAGAGCAACCACGCACCACAATACATGAACACAAATACTAATACACTCGCTGTTAGTCAACCCTCTATGGGGGAAATGGAAAAGATGGCACTTGCCATCGCAAAATCGGGCCTTTTCGGGATGAAATCTCCCGAACAGGCACTCGCACTTGGACTCCTTGCAGTATCCGAGAACAAACCATTCGCCAGCATTTGCGCCGAATACGATGTTATCCAAGGCAGACCAGCACTCAAGTCACAGGCTTGCTTGGCTAGGTTCCAACAGGCAGGGGGAACCATCCAATGGATCACCCGCACCGATAAGGAATGCACCATCGAAGGCAAACACCCCGCTGGTGGTACTCTCAAAGTAACTTGGACTTGGGAAAGAGCGACCACCGCTGGACTTACGAACAAGTCAAATTGGAAGCAGTATCCGACTGCAATGCTATCTTCACGATGTGTTGCTGAATTGGTTAGGGCAATCTATCCCGCTTGCCTAAATGGAGTGTATCTTGCCGAAGAGGTACAGGATTTTGATACCAAGCCGCTTGGAAGTCCTCTTGCTCGTATTGAAAAGCCTGTAATCAAGGCTGAAGAGGCAACCCCTATCGTTGCCGAGTTGGTAGCGGAAACCGAGCCACAGGAGGCTCCAGAACTTCCACAGACCCCGGTTGATATGCTCATTAGCATGATGACTACGGACAACATAAGCGACGATCATGTTTTGCATTTCCTGTATGCGAAGAAGGCAATCAAAGATCGGAATATCTACATTTTCGACATTCCCGAAAAGATAATAAATCGTCTCATCGAAAAGTGGGATGATGTCAAAGCATTTAAGCCAGCAATCTAATGATTAAAAACATAACCCACAGAGAATTAGTCTTAATCCTTTTGCAGATTCATCAGGAGATTCCTTCAAAGTTTATTAAACATTGGATAAAAATCACGATAGTAAAACTTAATAGCTATGAAGAAAGATCCAACAAAGCAGAAAAGGAATTGGCTTTCTACAAACACTCTTTTGAGTTGATTCAGAAAGCAGAGAAAAAAAGCAAACAATACAGAAGGATTGAAGGAAATAACTTTATTCAAAGGTTTCTTCAATTTTGCAAAAAAACTGCTCAAAAAAATGACTGACGAACGCAAAGGAAAGCCGTCTTGTAGCGGAATCTCTCGACTTGCTCTCTGTGCAGGATCGTGGAACCTAGAGTCCACGCTACCTCCACAGGAGGAGAATAAGTATATGCAGTTGGGAACGGATATTCATGCCGTTTTAGCTGGTCAGAAAGACTTTGATTCCCTCACCGAAGAGGGTCAAGAAATCGCAACCAGATGTTTATCTCAATACGGTGAGTTAATTGCTCAATTGGACTTGGGAGAACGCACTAGGGAGATTGTTGAAGAGCGGTATTGGTACAATGATCTATTCTCTGGAGCAATTGACAGGATCGACTTCTTTGGCGAGGAGACAGCACTCATCACCGATTACAAGACAGGTCGAAACGCACAGAGCAATGCCGCTGAAAATTACCAACTCCGAGCATATGCGGTACTGGTCAAGAAGGCATTTCCTCAACTTAAAACCATCTATGTTTCAATTGTGCAACCAATGGCAGGGGGAAAGACCATTGCGGAATACAATAAGGATGAGTTAGCACAGGCTGAAAAGGAGATTGTTGGCATCGTTAATGCTTCATCATTTCCTAATGCTCCAAGAACTCCTTCTCCAGATGCTTGTAAGTGGTGTCGCGCTAAAAGCATTTGTCCAGAGGCTTATGGCAACCAGCAAGCCGCTACAACAACGCTACAGGTAGCCTCTACCGTTGCCGTATCGACCTTATCCAATGAGGAATTAGCTTCTTTGGATGCCAAGGCCGAGGTAGTTGAGGATTTCATTGACGAGATCCGAAAGGAACTAAAGGCAAGGCTTATTGCAGGAGCGCAAATTGCTGGACTGTCCCTGTCAAAAGGACGAACATCCAGAAGTGTCTCCGATACAAATGCCGCTATCTCTGCACTTTCTGGTACTCTGTCACAAGATGCTATCTTATCTTGTGCAAAGATCAGCGTCACGGCATTGGAAAAGGCAATTGCAAAGGCAACTAACACAAAGGGCAAAGATGCAAAATCTAAACTCGACGAGGCACTTGGTTGGCTCATCGAAACAAGTGAAGGTGAACCATCCATCAAGCGTGACAAATGAACCTAATCCAGATGATCGGGCATTGTATATCCAATTCAAAGGGCGGGAATGGATCGTCCTTTATAGCAAAAACAATTTCCTCGCAACTCCAGCAGACCATAGAAGGGTCAAGGAGCAAGAGGTAAGAAATCTGTTTCAGTACCTAACCAATGAAGGATTCATTGATGGTGGTGAACCAGCAACAACAACATAAAAGCAACAAAAATGATAACAGGAAAAATTGATGTAACGAAGATCCTCAAGGAAGAACTCTACCAAGGAAAGACTGCAAAGTATCTTGATCTGGTTATGTTCCCTAACAAGGACGAACTAGGCAACGAAGTTCCCGACCAGTACGGAAACGATGGAGTGATTAAGCAGTCACTATCCAAGGAGAGTCGTGATTCGGGTAAGAAAGCCCCTATCCTTGGAAACTACAAAGTGAAGGCCGCTAGGAGCTTTGCCGACAATATCAAACCAGCACCCGCATTCAAGAATCGTCCGAAGCCTGTTGTGCAGGAAGATGACGAGGATTCAGAAATACCTTTCTAACCACAACCCAACCAGCAACCACGCACCACATGACCACTAGAAAACCACGCACAAAGAAAGTAGCACCCATCTCCCTTGAGGAGAAAGTACTTCAATTAGAGGCAGGACTTGACTTTCAGAATCGGGAGTCAACCCATCTCCTTGAGACTGTTCGGCATCACCACACAGAGATCCTTGAGATTCAAGAAAGAGTTGAGGATTTGCTGACGATTGGAAGAATTGTATTTATAGGACTTCTTCTTGGAGTCATCACTCTCATCACCATTATTTCTCTCCACAAATGATGGTTCCAAGGTATTGCTCCTGTCTGGAAGTCGCATTCCAGCAGGAGGTTCCTGTCTGGCATAACTGTGAATATATTGCCGAACGCAATAAACTCATACCAAATGCCGAGGCAGAAGCGAAAGCTATGTCTAAAACAGAAGCAGGAAAGCTGGATCAGAATAGGTTCACTTACCTTTTCTCAACATTCATGGATCGTGCGGCAATCGAAAATGGACTTGTATGAACTACTCTAGAGAAGCACATGAATACATCAATGGTGAACACATCCGTTTCCTTGGGGAGAATAATCGTATTCCCTCCTTGGAAGAAAGGGTCATGGCGGCATTCGATGCAGGGGTTAAAAGCGTCCACAGAAACAATTGGTACAATGCTTTTAGTAAGCTGAATGCCATTGCTTCAGATAAATGCAATATCAACTTTCCTAAAATCAATGAGTGACCAATTCGACTTTGACTTCTCCCCTATTGAGGAGAATCCCTTGGACGATATGGCATCCCGGTTTGACCGATTCCATGACAATAATCCCCATGTTTACAAAAACCTAGTCAACCTAGCTAGGAAGTTTCGGGAGCGTAGACCAGATGCCGTAGTTGGTATCGGAATGCTTTACGAAGTACTCCGCTGGAACTACTACATGACCACAGAATCCGAGGAGGAATACAAACTCTCCAATGATTTTCGTGCGGCATATAGTCGTTTGATTATGAGACAGGAACCAGACCTTGAAGGCATCTTCAAGTGCAAGAAATCTGCATACGATGAGACGCTTTAGGGCTAGAGGAAACACTACCCGCCGAGTGGCGGGTAAGATGAACAAGACTGAAGAGGCTTATTCAAATACTCTACAAGAAAGGAAACTCCGAGGAGAGATTCATCATTGGAGCTTTGAAACAATCACCTTAAGATTGGCAGACAGAACAACCTATACGCCAGATTTCTTTTTGATGTTACCTAACGGAGAGATCCAGTTCCATGAAGTCAAAGGTTTCTGGCATCAAGCTGGACGCATTAAAATAAAAGTAGCGGCTGAAAATCATCCTTGGTTTGACTTCCAAGCAGTACAACTCAAGAAAAAGGAGTGGGTCTATGAGCAGTTTTAATATTAATAATAAATGGTCTGTTCAACAGATTTCATTTTCTGATGTTGAGCCTTGGTTATTGAAACGCCATTATGCCAGAAGGATTCCACCTATTTCTTATGCATTTGGTGCATTTGAGGGTAATAATTTGATTGGAATTATTACATATGGAGTTCCTTTAAGCTCCACATTAAGAACTGGAATATGCGGTGAAGAATATGAACATTTAGTTCTTGAGCTTAATAGGCTTTGTTGCAGGAATGAAAAAAATATAGCAAGTAGATTAGTTTCCAACTCTATGGATTTAATTCGAAAACCAAGAATAATTGTTAGTTATGCAGATACATCACAAGGTCATGTGGGATATGTGTATCAAGCAACCAATTTTATTTATACTGGACTCACGGCAAAAATGATGGATTGGAAGGTTAGGGGTAAAGATTCTCTTCATCATTGTTCTATTGGTGATGAGTTTAGGGGACAGGAAAATAGATCCCAAAAAATGAAAGAAAAGTATGGAGACCTTCTTTACCAAGAGGAAAGATCCAGAAAGCACAGATATGTTTTTTTTATAGGAAATAAGAAAGAAAAAAAGAAAATTAAATCAGTATTGAAATACGAAATAAAACCTTATCCAAAAGGTGAAACAAAAAAATATGATTCAAGCGGGTATATTGAAACTCAAATGCTTTTAATTTCATGAACGAGGAACATTCTGATGACAAATGCCCCTGCTGTGGGCGACCATATGATGAACCAGCAGGAAAGAAGCCTAGACGCAATCTGAAAGCTATTGGAGAGGCTTTTGATGTGTTCTGGAAGGCTTATCCTAGAAAGACAGGAAAGGGGGCGGCAAGGGCGGCATGGGCCAAGAACAACCTACCTCCACTTGAGGACATCCTGGCGGCACTACGGAAGGCTATTGCCTCTCCAGATTGGCAAAGAGAACAGGGCAAGTTTATTCCTCACCCTTCCACATGGATCAATCAAGCTCGGTACGAGGATGAAGGAATGGACTATGCGGCATTAAGCCAAAGACCACAAAGACCAGTATTCAATACTCCTGTATCGAATACGGACGCACAGGCATTCAGAGAATGGATGATTGAACAGGGTTATCCAGCCCAATTTCTGGATACTCCGTTCAAGGATTGTCCTAGCCATGTTCAGCAACAATATAACAACCGAAACAAATGAGTGAAGATACGCAAACAGAATTAGAATCAGAACTACGACTCAAGATCATCTATCTTGAGGAGGTTATCAAAAAAGTTATGGAATTTAACAGTATGGGAAAGACGCTGAAGATCCATGAACTCTGTGCAACGGCATTGGAAAACATGGAGGAAACCAAATGAACCCCGACACCACACCAACACCGAGGACGGAAATCTATATTCTCGACCCTCTTCCTCCATGCGTTCCCGCTGAATTTGCTTGTGATCTAGAACGCGAACTCACAGAGAAAAACAACGAGGTCGCAAGGCTCAGGAAGCTTCTGAACCGAGCGATTGAAGCCATTCCAGATTCTCTCATGGATGAAGACGGGGGGCTTTACGAGAACACCGAACACACGAAGCTCAAAGCAGAACTGATCAAAAAAAGCAAAATATGAGCGACAACGAATGGCGAGAGCTTGGCCCTGACGAGATCCCACAAACAGGAGACCAATCGTATGACGGCAATCTTTTTGAATGGGTTCATATTAAGTATTCAACCAAGGAGCCAGCGAGTAAGTTTTTGTTTCCTATCCGCACCCGCCGCCCGTTGCCAAAGCGGGAGGCGAAACCCATCGACAACGAGATCGTAAGGCTCAAAGAGATGATTAAAGAAGCCGCAAAGCGTGGCGACGAAATGGCCGAGCATTGGAAAGAGCGAGCCGAGAAAGCTGAAGCACTCGTTAAACAACTCCACCACCTAGCAAAACTACTACCCGAAGCTAGTAAAACCGAATTACCACACACCGATAGTATGTCAACGAGCACAGACAATTTACAAATGACAACGAACAATGACAGCGAGGTCGCAAGGCTCCGTGAGCTTTTGAGCCGAGCGATTGGTCATATATACCAACTGTATTTGGATATTGATCCATCTGACTACCCAGAAGGCCACGAATATTATAAAAGAGAAATAGAAGACCTTGAAAAATTAACCCGACTCGCCCCCGCTCCAGAGGAACCTTGCAAATGTTAGTTGAAAATCTACAAGAAATACTGAAAAACATTAGAGAATCTGTATGAGTATAATTTTTCCTCATACATTTTTAGAATGGGTTGCGCTTTTGTTAGGTTTCGCAATTTATAAGCTAATTAAACACATAATAACAAAATGAACCCCGACACCACACCAACGCCGAGGGATGAGCAAATCTGGACAACCGAATATCACCATGAACTGTGTGATGTGGTTGATATGGAATTTGCCCAACAGCTAGAACGCGAACTCGCCGAGACAACCAACGAGGTCGCAAGGCTCAGGAAGCGGTTAGAAAAAGCCGAAGAACTAATCCGAGGTCTGCACGATGGGTGGAAAAAAGCAAGAAAAGCTCACCTTGAAACCTGTAAAAATGCCCAAGCGGAAATTGAAAAGCTCCACACCGAAAATGTCTGCCTTCAGGAACTCATCCAAGAGTTCTACGAGTGGACTAGGCGAGACTACCCAACGGAAGCCGAAGTCCGAGAGATCATGGATCGCTACTACGATCTACTAAACCATAACCCGAACAATAAACCATCCTAGTTTACTGAAACACCACAACAAATAGAAACATCAACACCACATTCAATAATAATATGAACCCCGACACCACCAAAATGGAAACGCTAAATAAAGAACTCAACTTCATAGGCTTCCCTAAGATTGCACGGCTTAATCGCCAAGTCATCGTCACCGAGAAGATCGATGGAACTAATGCTCAGATACGCATCACTAAAGATGGTCAATTCCTAGTGGGGTCTCGCTCTCGCTGGATAACTCCTGATAACGACAACCACGGATTCGCTAAGTGGGCATACGCCCATAAAGACTCCCTGATGGAGCTAGGCGTAGGCTCCCACTTCGGAGAGTGGTGGGGAAGTGGCATTCAGCGTGGCTATGGATACACGCAGGGAGAGAAATTCTTCTCCCTATTTAACGTACAGCGTTGGTGCTTGGAGGGAAGTGCCCCGCAAAAGATGCCTACCGCTGACCCTCGCATTGAGAAATACCAAGACGTTCTTCCTGCTTGCTGTGGCCTTGTTCCGATTCTTGGAGTCGGAGACTTCAACGAGGCGAACAAGCAGATTGAGCGGCTAAAGATCGAGGGGAGCCAAGCCGTAAAAGGATACATGAATCCAGAAGGAGTGATTGCGTTTCACGTTGCTGGAAATGTGGGATTCAAGGTCACGATTCAAAAAGACGAGGAACCGAAAGGAAAAACAAAATGAACCCCAACAACAGCATTACCGAGTTCAGCAATCAACTCCTCGACGTTTGCGTCGAGTACCGAAAGCAACTCGACGAAACAAACAACGAGGTCGCAAGGCTCCGTGAGCTATTGGAGAGGCTATGCGATTCCGTTTTTGAAAATTGGGATGAAGGTATCGCCAATTATTTCCGCGAGGAAGCCAACAAGCTACACAACAAATAGAAACATCAACACCGAATTCAATAAGAAAATGAACCCCGACACAAACAAATGCCCCAACTGCGGTGCTGAATTTGCAACACTCACAGACGGAACCACATTTACCTGCGGAACCAACCGCCACCCAGACGGGTCTCACTCTTGTTCCGACCTCTGCCGCGAGCGCGAGGAGAACACCAAGCTCCGAGAACTTCTCCATTGTGCGGCTGATGATCTCCAGCGGGATGATGCGGTTCGCGCACAGGCCCAGCGCGCACTTTACAAATTTCTGAAAAAGGGAGTCCGACTTACCCACGCTCCAGAGGAACCAACTAATCCGACTTGCCATAACACCACGCACAAATTCAGCCATTGCGATTGTAACGAACCTGTCAGTTTAGATCCTGCATCAAAAGTCACCCATGAGGGGAATGTCCATGCAAAGGATAAACAGCAA